CGCTTTGTACGTCAATCAACTCAGCACCTGAAAACGTATAACGCTTGATACTCTCAATCATGGACTCACGAACCTTACCAATTGGGATTGGTGGTTGCTCGATGTAGCCGGCTTTATCCCAAAGACCCATTAGCTCTTCATAATTTTTTAGACTTACTACACGTCCGTTGGAGAGTTTAGTAATTTTTTCTTTCTTAAATTCTTTCTTATCGTACTGACACATTAGTACAATGTCTTTCTTAGCAGCTCGATAGCTCCAATTGAATCCTGAGAAGCTTCTTGCGTATTTCAAGCCTTTTAGGGCATCTGAGCCATAAAGTTTTTCAACTTCTTCGGCTTCTTTTGGAAAGAGTTGGAAACAGAAATTACCATCTCCTTTGTGGGATTTTCTTGCGAGTGGATCGAATCCGCAGAGGGTTGGATCGAAAGCTCTTTGGGTGCAGATTTTTTGGTCCATAGACATTTCTGAAATATAGTCTGTGTAGCATTCGACTACTGAGAATCCACCTACTAGCAGGTCAGTGTAGACATCATAACTGAAGCCATCATTATCTGAGTCGACTAGAATTGACCTAAAGTGAGCTTCAAGGATTGATAGAAGTTTAGGGTCTACATTGTCGAATCCATCCTGCGCTCGAACTATGAATCCTGGCTCCATACGTGAGAATTCACCACGCAGACGGCTGATGTAAGCTTCCATCATGTTAAATTCAATCTGTGGTCTACCCAGTGTTGCTAATACCGAGATATCATCTTCAGTCAATGTAGATTTGTAGACGAATCGCATGAACTGATGATAGCGTTCATAATTTGGCCTAAAATAGGTATATGCATCTTCTACTGATTGCTTAATCTTATCTAACTGACTTGTATGCTTCCTTGCAATTACGGTCATTTTTCTTCCTTGTTTTAATCCCTTCTTTCATAAGCTTTTTTCTTTAATTGAACGACATTGTTGTATCGTTGTACCGCCATTATTGTTGCTGTTCTTGTGGTAATATTTTTGGCTGTGAAAATTGATAAGAGGTTATCTATTAGAGCAATTCGTACTGCATCTGAGCAAGTGTCGGCTATGTCGTCATGGGCATGCGAATCGTTATTTGTTATCTTCTTCATGTGATTGATACACATCTCTGTGTGGACACCATGTGCCGGCAATGAGACTTGTTTGCTGGCTATATAAGGCTGGATATCTATGAACCTTTGGGATTTGCTTCCTGATTGCCTGGTTCTTTCAATTTCTCTTACTTTGAGTCCACGCATGTTCTTTAATATAGAGATAAGGGTTACGCCAGTAGATTTCTTTTCGATATATGCAATTAAAGGAGGGTTCTTGTGTCTTGCGCAGTCTTGCCAAAAATCTAAGAATTCATTTTCAAGATGCTTAGGCTCTACTCGAATTTCTCGGCAAGCTAGCCAATGAATCCCCATAATTCCTGTCTTTCTGCCCTGAGTCTCAATATTGTACATTCCCCAAAAGCTAAAGACAGTTGCGTCATTTCTAGGGTCTTCAGTTTCGGCTGTGTCGGCCGTTATGAATGTGATATAGAACTCTGGTTCTTCCGCAAGCAATAGGAAATCTTCGGGCATAAATAATCCACCACCGGAAGGCTGCGGGTCTTGCTGATGTTGTGCTGCGAATACGTACCGATCTTTTTCCTGACGTATTTTAAGCATATCTAGTGGGAAGGCCTCGGGATAAAGTGCATTACCAGCTTCGTCTATAGACTTTAGTATGACATTATCCCAAGTGTAGCCATCCTCACCGGCCAGGAAATAGGCCGGTAAGTCTTGTTCGTGAAGGCGTTGTCCTATGAAAACTATTGGGACGTTGATGCCTCGAGGTCTTTGTTGGATTGTTTCACGAAAATTGGTGATAACACCTTCTCGAATTAAATCTGAGTGGACTTCATCTGGTTTGTGGCTATCATCGATGACGACTGCTCCACTAAACCTATCGAGGCCAGGTAATCCCGCATTGCGACCTGTAATTGAACCGGCCGATCCGAATGCTGAGACAGTTCCTCCAGCAGTCGTTGTAAAGGAATCCTTGGCTTGTGAATCGTCTCGTAAATTGACATTGAAAAGTACCTTATATTGCGATAAAGACATTATTCGCTTTACAACATCAGTATGAGTCGCCGCTAGAGTTTTAGAATAGGAAATATAAAGGAAATTGCTATCTGGCCAACGCGCTAAGCACCAGGCAATCCAAAAAGAAACAATGACAGATTTTCCATGACCAGGCGGCACGTTGACTAACAAACGCAAGGCTTGGAGGTTAGTACATTTAGTCAATGCTCTACAAATCGTAATGAAATGACTTTCTCTGCCAGTTGGTCGGGAGATAATGAACTCTCTACCGGTGAGCAACGGAAAGAAAGCCTGTATAAATAGTAACAGGCTTCCTTTCAACTTGGCAGCAATTTCAGCATTCTCAAGTTTGAGTTGTAGAGCTTTGTCCATAAGGCGGCATTCCTTTGCCTAATTTGCTTCCGTGCAAACCTTCTAGGATAAAATAACACAAAATGGAGTAAAAACACCATAGATAGTGTTAAAATTTAATTAAAATACTACATATAGATGTAAAAATTAGGTTAGATTGAATTTATTGGCTCTCCAGGATGGAATTGAACCATCATTACACGACTTAACAGGCCGCCGCCTTACCAATCGGCTACTGGAGAATTTAACTCTTATTTACAGGCTTTCAATAACTTCTTTTTTTCAACTGGAGCAGGATCGAAACCTGATAGCAAAGTCTCAAGTTCATTGGCTGTAATATTCTCGATAGTGTTTAACATATCCTTCATTTTAAATTTGCATTTATCTAAACGCTTATAGTATAGAACAAAACCATTCCTATCCCAAAATAGACATTTAATTTTATCTTTGTTGCCATTATAAAAAACATAAATACTACCGTCATGCAGATGTGTTGCTGACTCGTGTTGTATATAGGTTGATAGGCCATCGATTGACATCCTGAAATCGACTGGTTTAGAAGCTATGAATATTTTTTTATTTTCATAAGGTATTAACATTATAAGTCCTTTAGTAGTTCTATTATTTTTATAATTTTAAGTGGATCGATATTAGGTGCAATGATAACTTTTACTCCTTTGTTAATTGTAATTTCAATGTCATTTTTTGATTCTATGACTTCTGGGATTTCACTAACCACTTTATATCCCTGGACTTCAGCGGTCAAAGATAGAGGTTGAATTAATGGTTGTTGAATGACCCCAGAGGGGATTTCCACAAAACTCATTTCAGATGATACCGATTCTTTCGGTAACATTTTCTTCTTCATTTTTTCGATAATGTCTAAGTAAGTTAAATGAGTGCCAACAAAAGACAATTTTTTTGATGGAATATTATGAATTTTACAAAAATCAATGATACTTTCAGTTGATTTTTTATATGCTTTTGCATAGTCTACCCATTTTTTATACGTTTCAGGTTCGGTATTACTTATATAAACTATTCTAAATTTAAATCTGCAAAACATACTATAATCTAAGTTATTATTTCTGCAATATACAGAAGTGTTGAAATTTGACGACATACATTCTTGTATTTTTTGATACCAGTACCAGATAGTTTCATCTGACGTTCTCATTTGACTTCCACGATATTTGTTTTTCAATTTAACTCCAGTCATCTTGTTTTTCGCAAAAACTCTTCGCCTAGCTCTATTAATTCAGCCATGGTAGGTGCGGTAATATCACGACAAATATCACCTGATGTAATTAATCCATGAAATTTATCACCTTTATAATTTTCCCAAAGGGTCACCATAACGTGGGGATATTTTGACATCCAATGGTTTCTTAATTCTTCTAAATCTGTCATCCGTGTGTCTCTATGTTGATTAGATAAATTCTATAGACACCATTAAACAATAGTTTATTAAGAAAGGCAAGTTTTAAAGAAATAACCAGACCCAGAAGGACTGGTCAACTGTTTCTACCGTGGGTAGATCAGATATGGTGACAATTGAAGGCATTGCAGCCCAGGGAAAGTTTCACACCGCAACTCGTGCTCAGGTCTCGGACTTTCCAGAATATGGCTCAGAGCTTGAAAGTACTATCTACGTTTTCTGTCGCAATTGTCATAACTAAATCGGCTTCGAGAGGGTATCCGTGGATATCATATGCGCAAGACGCTGCCGAAGCCAAGTTCTTTATTTTAATCTATTGGTTCAATTAAATCCATCCAATGGGTTACGCCGTTTAAAGTATTACGTTTGATTTCTTGTGAAACAAAATAATAAGGATTGTGATCAATATCAACGCATTCATTTGAATATGCTGTTTTCAAAAGAGTCTCATTCATTTTTTTTGAATCAACAAAAACCACACAACAAAATCCTTTATGTGATCTAGCTAAAACAATTTGATGGTGCTCAGGGAGTTTGTCTTCAATTTTAATCCAGTTCA